CATTTTAATTGCCGGGCTTAAACCAACCGACGCGCCAGCGCTCATACCGTCAAACGTGGCAAAATCTGTTACCGCGCCACGCTGCCTATAAAAGAAACCGCCAAGCGAAATGGTGCCTAGGGTTACTTGGCCATTTGGTGACGTGCTAAGGCTGTCTATGTAACCGGCCTCTTGGCGTCGAGTAAACGCAAGGCTGTTAGCCGCTAAAGCGCATTGGGTTAAAAACGCGGTATCTAATGCCGACGCTGTACCAATACCTAGCCAATCCTCAATTTGCGTGGCTGTAATCCACGTGCAAGTTTCGGTAAAAGTAATGGTGCCAGTCGAGGCGGTGCGCTGTACGTCGGTACCGGTGCAAGCGTAAAGCACTTGGTTGGGTACTGGTATTTCGTAATTGAAAAGTAAATCGCCCTCATTGTCTACGCCAATAAACAAATATTCGGGTTTTTCATAACAAACAAACGTGCCATTAAACGGCGCTGCAACTGAACCAACCGTAAAGGTTCCACCTACAACTAAATCGTTAGGTGTAAGTGTTTGCAGCACCGCATAATTGCTAAGTAACTGTTTATGTGTGACCGTGTAAGCGGCCATAACTGGCCTCTTTTCCGATTATCAGACGAACTTAACGAACTTGGTAGCGTCTGCCATAAACGCTGCTGCGTAACCGCGGTAAGCGATTGTGCGGCCAAGCGTGCTTGGTACGTCTACCGAGATTGCACCCTTTTGCTGTTCGTAGAATTCGAACCCTGCGGCTGGCCCTGCGGCGTGGCCCATAAATGAACCCGGCGCGTTTTTGTCTACTACCAAAACCAAGCCAAGTGGGTTGCCGTTCCATGAGGCAGCGGACAATTCGCCCGGTGCGTTCATTGCGCCGATCTGTGGGAATACTGGTCGGCCTGTGCTGTCTACCAATGCGCCAAGTGCTGCCCATGTTGCAGGGGTTACAACCATGTGCGTTGGCAAGTAGTTGCTGCTTGCGCTGATCTGACGCGCACCGTCGTAAATTGCTGCAATCCAATCGGCTGGGTCTGACGTGTCTGCAACGCTGGCGGTTTGTGAAATTGCAGCGTGGCAAGTGTCTACGGCGTAGTTGTCGGTTGCTTGGCCGTAAGCGATTGCCAACTGGTTAAGCACAATGTTAATGCTTGCTGGGTCTGTCCAATCAAGGTCTTGCTCTGACATGGTGACGTAGGTTCCAAAAGTCAATTTGGAAATGTCATTATTTGCAACGGTAACCGTGCTTGGGTCAAGCGTGTTCAACTCGCCTGTTGGCTGTTGCGTTACTACTGGTCGCACCGTAATTTTTGGGCGGCGAAATGTTGCACCACTCTGCGGCATTGCACGCGTACCGATTGCGGTAACAAATGGTCTGATCGGGTTAAGCCCGTCATACACGCTGCCAGTAATAATTTCTGGCAAAATGCCCAAAGTGTCTGAAGTCGTCACGTTAGGCGCTGCCGCTTGAATACGTGCGTTCATTTCTGCAATTACGCTGCCGCCTTGAATTGTTGCAGCGATAAATTCGCCGGCTGTTGGCAACTTAAAATTACGTGCTTGCGCGTACAATGGTTGCGCCATTGGTGCCGCTTCGATTACTGCTGGGGCTTCTACTGGCTGTGACATTTCTTTAATCTCCTCTACGGGTTCCTGTTCACTATTTAACACTACTTCGGTTTCCTCTTGGTGGATACTGGCCGCCACGCGATCTACCGACGCGCCAGCAAACGCACCAAATGGCACAAGGCTTAATTCTTGCCATGACGCCTCGGCAATTACCATGGTGCCGTTTTCGTCGTAACTAAATTTAGTTGGGTTTACCCCAACGCTTACCGCGTCTAAAACGCCGTCTGCAGCCAATACCAGCGCCTCGTTACCTAGGCTGGTTTCGCTAATTCGGGCCTCGTACATCATGCCGCCGGGTGTATCTACCATGGCTGTAACCAAGCCCACGGCCTGCGTGCTGTCATGGCCTAAATACAGTTTTGGCATTTTGCCACCGGCGTTTAGGCTGCCCGGCAAAAACATTACTTTGGTGCCGTCGCTTACCGTTGCCTCGACGTTGTAGGGCAGCGCCAACCCGGCAAGGGTGCGGCGTGGCATGCCGTCGGGGCCGGCTGCGTCAAGCGTTAATTCCTGTTGGGTTAATTTAAGCATTGGGCATTACTCCGGTTTCTGCGGTGTCGTTTATTTCTACTTCGCTGTTATCCAATAAATAGTTTTCGCTTAGGTAATCGTCAATATCAAACTTTACGTATGTTCCACGGGGTAGCACATTGTCGGCGCTAAGTGTTTCGCTAATACAATCCATAAACAATTTGGCGCCAAACATGTAAAGGTCTTGGCGTGCTTGCGTGCTGTTTTGGTAACTGTATGAACCAGTAGCAACACCAAGCAAATATGGTGGGCAGTTTGCTAAACGTGCGATCTCAAGCGCTTGGTACTCTGACGCTTCTACCAGCATTTGTTTGCTTGGGTCTGTGGTGGTTTCTGTGTAGGTTACAAATTCGTTTAACGCTGCAACGGTGTTAGTTAGTCGCGCTGCCTCAAACGATTGGCTTAACTGTTGCAATTCCTCGGCGCTTAAAGGCTCGCCGCCAACTTGGCGCAATACGCCGTTTGGCAAACTGTTAGCGGCTGATCGTAACCGGGCGCCTTCAAGTTTTAGCGACGTCAAAACGGCGTTAGGGCTAGTAAATAACAAACCTTGTATAGGGCTAATGAATTGCACTACGTCGCGGTGGTCTACTGGCAAACCGCTAAACATAATTTGTTTAGACGGCGCAAAAAATACTGGGCCTGCTTGGTCTTGGGTAAGCACCATGGCGCTAGGCATACGTTGAAACGCGCTAGGGAAACCGTCGGCGGTGCGTGCTGTGATCGCTAGAAATGCGCGTTGCGTAAAAAATAGATCATCAAATAGCCACGCAAATAATGTGCTATTTGGTAGTGCAGGGTCTAAACGTCGCAACCAACTGCGGGGTGCTATTTCTATTTGCTCTAGTTCGCGGTCTACCGGGTTCCAAATTTCGTTATACATTTTTAGCGGCGTGCAACCAATGACGCTGGCCAAAAGGTCACGCGCTCGAGTAATTGCCGGCACACTCATTGCGCGTTGGCGTGTGTTGCCTTGCGTGTACGCGTAGAAATTGTCTATTTGTGACATGCCAACATTACTGCCGGCGGCGGCCTTTACTACTGGTTGCGCGGCGTCGGTAATTGCACGGTTGAAAAGGGCCATAGGTTTAGTTTGCCATATCTGTTAAATGTTTGGTGGCACCGGCTGGGTCTAGATCAGTTCCCGACGAAAAGGCTAGATACAACCAACCGGCGCCGTAGGCAACATTAGCGGTTAGCGCTAACGATTATCGGTTTGCCCATTGCGGCGGGTTTGCCAGCCAACGCAACTGCAAACACTAAAGCACGTGCCATGCAAATTGGGCCGGGTGATCGTTGGCTAGATATCACTATATTGCCGTTATGTTTTACCAGTACGGCGCGCTCGACGTGTTCGCTTAATAAATGTTCGCCGTTATGCAATAGGCGGCCTTCGAGAATTATTGACCTTGCGGCGGCAGTCCAACGGTTTAACTCACGGTAACCAACGATCACGCTACGCCGGCTTAAATGCGGTGGGCAATGAACCTCTAGCGACGGCACAATAGCCAGTTTTAGGTTTGGTGCGTTTGCTATTTCTATTTCAACATGGCGCCACATTTCGGCCATAGTGTCGGCTACAAACGCGGTTACAACGTGGGTTTTAGTTCCCGAGATCACAGCGCGCACCCCATAAAATTGCGCGTTATCCTCGCCAACTTCTACGGCTAAAACACCGCCAGCGGGTGCGGTATCTGTGGTTAAACATGCGGCAAACTGGCCCGGCTCAAGCCAACCAGCGGCAGTTGCTACCCAAGTATTAACCGACGATCTTAAAAACGCGTTGCGGTTTGGTGCTTCGCTTTCGCCTTGGATTACTGACATTTCTAACGTGTGGCCTAAAGCGGGGTTTGCATAAGCCCACGCTGCCGGCGTCATTAAATCCATGGTTGCCGGGTCGGGTGACCACTCCGCAAAATACAGGCTGCCGGGTTTGCCGTCATCTATTGCCCGTAAACCTTGCTCACGCCAACGCAACATGGCGGTACTGGTCTGATCGCCCGCCGTACTCCACATGCTGCATAACGGGTTTTTGCGTGCGCGTTGCGTAGGTAATAAGCCTTGGTCTATGGCCTCTTCACTTACTGCCCATGCCTCGTCAATTATCAAAAGGTCTACGCTGTAACCGTGACCAGCGCCCGGCGTTGCCGCCCTAACATGCCATACGCTGCCGTCGGGCATAGTTAGTTTCTGCCGGCC